TTAGAGTTTTCAACTACCAGCAAGCCAATCATTGCTCCACATTATTCCGGCCAAGCAGACTTTTTGAAAAAAGATTTTATATGTGCCTTACCGGGACAATTGACACCAATTCATGCTTCTGCTGCAAATGAATTTTTAATTGCTGAAGCAAAATGGTTTACTCCTGATTACGGGCAAGCCATGGCTTTGATGCAAGATGTACAAAAAAATTATAAAAAATGGTGTGAATTAGCAAAACGTCAACGTTATTTTGTTAATTCAACATTTACTCGTACAGCAATTGCTGCAACATATAAACAAGTATTTGAAATTGTAGACACGGCATTAGAATCTATTCCAAAACCTGTTCAATTAAAGTTACCAGAGCTCAAAAAAATACAATTACCTAAATTACAAAAAGCGTAACATGAAAATTAGCTATGCTATAACAGTATGTAATGAGTTTGTTGAAATACAACGGCTCATTACTTTTTTGTTAAAGAATAAAAGGCCGCAAGATGAAATTGTGGTACAAATGGATTTATCCAAGGATGATATAAAAGACCAACCTGAAGATAAAAATCAAGTATTTGCGTATTTGATGAAACATAACACACAAGGAAATATCCGAGTTATATTCTATACATTAAACAACAATTTCAGCGAATTTAAAAATAATCTCACACAAGAATGTAAAGGAGATTACATTTTTCAAATAGACGCAGACGAAATTCCATGCACACCTATTCTAGAGACATTACCACTCTTATTAGAGCAAAACCCAGATGTAGAAGTTTATCTAGTACCCAGAGTTAATACAGTTGAAGGATTGACAGATGCACATATCCAGAAATGGAGATGGAATGTTAATAGTGAGGGTTGGGTAAACTGGCCTGACTACCAATGTCGTATATACAAAAACACGCCTAGCATTAAATGGAAGAACAAAGTCCATGAGGTGTTAGAAGGATTTACGCAGTATGCACATCTACCAATGGAAGAAGATTATTCACTCTATCATCCAAAAACAATTAACAAACAAGTAAAACAAAATAACTACTACAATACATTATGATTACTCATATAACTATAGTCGCTGGCGCAAGACCTAATTTTATGAAAATTGCGCCAATAATTCATGAATTGGACCAAACAAATATTAGTTATAATTTAGTTCATACGGGTCAACACTATGACAAAAAAATGTCGCAAGATTTCTTTGATCAATTAGAGATTCCAGCACCAACAATTAATTTACATGTAGGTAGTGGAACACAGGCAGAACAAACTGCAGCAATCATGATTGGATTTGAAAAGTTTTTATTAGATAACCCAACTGATTTGGTTTTAGTAGTTGGTGATGTAACTTCGACGATGGCTTGTGCTATTGTTGCTAAAAAACTTCATGTAATGGTAGCACATGTAGAAGCTGGTATTAGATCATATGATAAATCAATGCCAGAAGAAATTAATCGCATTGTAACGGATTCAATAACTGATTATTTTTTTACTACGTCTACGTTAGCTAATACAACACTAATGAATCAGGGAGTTCATTCCAACGACATTTTTTTTGTAGGCAATACAATGATTGATACATTATTAAAGAATCGACATAAATTTATAAAACCAATATTTTGGGATAATTTAAATCTTAATTCAAAAGAATATATTGTTGTAACATTACACCGGCCATCGAATGTAGATACCGCATCTCAATTAGAATCAATATTGATAGAGATATTAGCTAACTCGAATAACTTACCAGTTATCTTCCCGGTACATCCTAGGACAGCTAAAGTTATTGATACATTAAATTTATCATATGATAATCTACATATGGTAGAACCAATGAGTTATTTAGAATTCAATTATTTAGTTGAACATTCAAAATTAGTTATAACTGATAGTGGAGGCATTACAGAAGAAACTACAGTTATGCAAGTTCCCTGCATGACATTGCGTGACAATACAGAACGTCCGGAAACTATTACATATGGAACTAATGAATTGGTAGGAACAAATCCAAAACGTATTAAATCGTATATGGATAAATTATTTGCAGGCGATTGGAAAGATGGAACAACTCCCCCGATGTGGGACGGAAACGCTGCGACTAGGATTATTATTGTTATTAAAAATTTGTAATATGAAATTACTACAACACTTTAGTATTTATCTAGAATCTCAATTAAATTATATTTATAATTATAAAAAATAAAGTTATGACGAAAATTAGTATTTGCATGACGCATTATAATAGGAAACAACAACTATTAAATACGTTGCAAAGCATACAAAATCAAGAAGCTAAAGATTTAGTTGAAATTATTATAGTCGATGATGTAAGTGTAACACCTTTACAATTCAGTGATTTTGAAGATTTTGATTTAGATATAAAATTAGTTTCAATACAAACAAAAAACAAATGGTGGGTCAATCCATGTATTGGATTTAATCAGGCATTTAATTTAATAAGTGCTCCGATTACTATAATTCAAAACGCAGAATGTATGCATACTACAAATATCATACAATATGTTTTAGATAATGTTCACCCACATGAATACGTTGCCATGAGTGCATTAAGTTTGTCTCATGAATCCACCAACGCAATTACCAGAATAACTCCAATATCAGAAATTAGTACAGCTAACTCATCATGGTATTGCCATTCAACAGTTCGTCCTCAACCATTTAATTTCTGCGCAGCAATTCATACTGCGGATTTAATTGGCAGTGGCGGATTTAATAATGAATTTGCTCGAGGAATATATTATGATGATGACGCGTTCATACATAATTTACATAAAAATAATGTTCAGTGTCGTATTGAAGATAGTCAATTAGTATATCATCAATGGCACGAACAAATTTGGGAAGCTATGCCGGATCATCACGAACTAGGAGCTATTAATAGAAATTTATTACATAATTTAAAATAAGGAAAAGATGCCATATCAAGATTGGATCGATATTGTAGAACCTACAATACAAAATAAAAAGAACCTAGCAATGCTAGAATTTGGATTAGGTGAAGGAACTAAGTATTTATTAGAAAAGTTTAAATTTGTATATTCATATGAATTAAATGACGATGCATTTCCTGAATTAATTGATTGGTGGCATATATCTGAAAAAGACTATGGCCATCATAAACATTGGGGACGTGAAGTTAATTGGTATAATGAAATTGGATTTGTTGATTACAATCCGGTGTTGCCAATTAAATTAACAGATCGAATTGATGAATTATTTGCAAAGCATTCATTTGAAGCTGTCCTAGTAGATGGATTAGGTCATTGTCGAGGCGATGTAGCTAATTACATTTTAAATAAACATATGCCAAGCTATGTTATTATCCATGATACAAATTATGCATATGAACAAGATGGTTACAATAGAATCATGTTGCCAGAAATATATGATACAGTAAAATATACCGAAGGAGAAGGTACTCACATTTTCGTACGAACAAATAAATAAAATAATGAAGATATTAGTTACAGGAGTTTTAGGTACAGTTGGATCTATACTAAAACAAAAATTACAAGCCAAAGGACATGATGTATTTGGAATTGATTTATATCACGCCCCAGGAGAAATAGGATTTACTCAAAAAATGAGCGGCGAAACATTAGATTATTGTAGATGCAATATCGGAGATTACAGACAATTGGATCGTATATTTTCTCAATTAGGGAAAACATTTGATTTAGTTTATAATTGTGCCGCTGAATTCGGTCGTTGGAATGGGGAAGACTATTATGAACAATTATGGACATCAAATGCTATAGGAGTACGTAATTTATTAACATTACAAAAACAATACAAATTTAAACTAGTACATTTCTCTAGTTCAGAAGTGTATGGCGATTTTGACGGCGTGATGCGCGAAGATGTAATGAATACATTTGAAATCAAACAATTAAATGATTATGCAATATCAAAATGGGCTAACGAAATGCAAATTGCTAATGCAAAAGCATTATACGGAAATGAAACAGTAATTTTAAGACTATTCAACACATATGGCCCGGGAGAGTATTATCATCCATATCGATCAGTTAATTGTAAATTTTGCTTCCACGCATTAAAAGGATTGCCAATTAATGTGTATACAAATCATTTTAGATCTAGTACATATGTCGACGATGCTGTTACTGCGATATCAAATATTGCAGATAATTTTATTGCTGATCGAAATCTTATTACATATAAAGAGTCTGAAATATTAACAACAAAAACAAAGACTCCTGATATTACATTATCAGTAAAAGAATTAAATTATAAATCAACAGTTTCTTTAAAAGACGGTGTCCAACAAACAATTGATTGGATGCGACAAAATGACTCCGCAATATGATATCAATAGTTGTACCGTATTTATCAAATAGCAGATGCATTGATACTTGCAAAAAATACATCGAACAAAACACAGTCAATCCTTATGAGTTAATTGAAGTCGTAGATAATACAGATGTATATGCTGCATTTAACGAAGGAGCTCATCAAGCAAAATATGATATCATATTATTAATTAATGATGATATGTTTGTTAGTCCGGGATGGGATGAACTTTATATTAAACATACAACACCTAGATCAGTTGTCACAGGATTATTAATTGAATCAGGAAGAATACCGGTTAATTATAGAAATGTTGAATATGATTGCGGAAAAGTCCCGGAAGAATTTGATTATAACAAATTTTTATCTTATATTAAAGATAATCCAATTGACGAAATTAAAACTAATAGTATGGGTTGGTATATGCCAGTAGCATTCCACAGGTCTACGTATATTGATTATCCAAATGATATTAAATATCCGCATCCGAATGATGTTACCTTATTATCGCATATGTTACCATCTTATGGCTTTGACTTCAAACAAGTAGGAGTTTATACATATCATATTCAAAACTTTTCAAAAGACAATTAATGATAACAGCAATTTTACAATATAGTACAATTGATTATAGATTTTTAAAATGCAATCTAGATCAGTTATCTAAATTTTGTGATGAAATAATAGTACCAATCTGTACTCATTTTTTTAATGGACAAGATGAAGATCAAGAAAAATTACAAGATTCTCGCAACATAATTAATTCATGTCCGAATGCTAGAGTGATAATGTTTGATTGGGACGATCCAAGTAAAGCTCCTAGATATTATCATAATTTAAGTAGACAAATAGGAACAAACGAAGCAAAAAATGAGTGGCTGTTATTTGTAGATACAGATGAGATATTATCAGATGAATTTATTCCATGGTTTGAAACTATTAAAGACAAAGATGCTAGTTATTGGTTTACCTGTCATTGGTATTTTAGAAATGCTACAAATCAAGCAACACGTGTTGAAGGAGCGGGACTATTAACTAAAAAACAATATTGTAATTGGGAATTAGATTCAGAACATGAACGACAACAATTATTTTATCGATTACCTAATTTCACCAACGGACATGACTATCCGATTCTTTCGTTAACAGGACGTCCAATGATGCATCATTTTTCATGGGTTCGAACTAAAGATGAAATGCTGACTAAAGTTAAAAATTGGGGACATGCATCTGACAAAGATTGGATAGCCGACATCGAAGAAGAATTTAGTAGAGACTTTAATGGCACTGACTTCGTGCATGGATATAGTTATAACATTGTAGAAAATACATTCAACATATGAATCTAATTGGAACAAAATTAGTTGAGGTACCATACTTCATAAATCAAATTGATGACATCAACAAAAACATTTTAATAATTGGCGAATGCAAAGGCGGATCTGAAGGAGTTAGTGAAAGTATATTAGAGTTAGGTTGTACAAATGTTACAACTACTGATATATTAGAATCATTACCCGACTCATGGCTTCGTAAAAATACTACATGGGAACATGTTAAAACGGATTTTATTAAATTTGATGAAACTAAAAAGTTTGACATCATCATATCAATTTCAGTATTTGAACATTTTGGACTTTTTTGGGAAGGCAAAGCATATGACATTGACAGCGACGTTGAGGATATTATATTATGGAATCATGACATACAAGGAATTTTGAAATCGTGCAAATTATTAAAAAATAATGAATCTAAAGTAATTATTACGTTGCCAATTGGCCCATATATGAATTACCAGGACTCCGGATATCCATTTTTGCGATATTATGACAAACAACGACAAGATCTAATTAAAACTAAATTAAATGAAACTGGATTTGCCGTTGATGAAAGTTTCTTTTTGTCCCATGATTTACATGAATGGTATGAAGCTGACGAAAATATAAACACTCAAGATGCCTATAGGCAATATTGCAACATGAACACACCCAACATGATCTGGGGACTAACTATAAAAATGAAATGAAAAAAGTTTTAATTAAAACATATGGATTTATTGGCGATATTCTATTTGCATCATCTATCGCTAAAAAATTAAAAGATCAACATGGACATAATTGCATTGTAGATTATTGTATTGGATTTCCACAACCTTATAAGTTGCTTAAAATGAATCCATGGATTGACAATGTGTATTTGTCAATTAACAAAGGACCAGCAGTGATGGTTCCATTAAATGTAGACACAGCTCAGTATGATATGATTTATGAATTACCGGAATGTAAACAAGACGTACAACCAACAATTTGGTATCAACAACATTGTGGAATTGAATCACCTACTCCGGAGTTTGAAATATTTACCGATCCAATTATAGATGAATCAGTTAAATATGAACTAGCTCAAATTAACTATAGAAAAGTTAAAGTTATTGGATATGTTGCTAATTGGCAAACATTGACTGCTAAGTATACAGAAAATGAATATAATGTAGGATTAACTAATCGTGCTGAAATTATGACACATTCAAACACTAATCGCAGAGATATTAAACGAATACTTAATGAATTAAATACTGATTATATTTTGATTCCATTAGGCTATGATGCAAATACATCACAATATTATACATCATTAGATTCAACTTCTACTTATACCAATGCAGCTTCAATTATAAAGTATTGCGATCTTGTAATTGGACAAGAAGGCGGAATGACAAACTTAGCAGCAGGTGTAGGTACTAGATGCATCATAACAACAGACTTCATGCATGCACTATACGGACCGCGCGGAGTTATGAAACAATTTGCAGAAGTTAAACTAGGCCCGGCAAATATGTTTCCGAATGCAAATCATATCAATTTAAACCCATTCATTACAGATGATGAATTACTAAATACAATTAAAAATGCACTATAATTTATTCATACTAGGATATGGATCATCTAAGTTCTTAGATGCGTGGATCGATCCAGCAAAATTGCCAAATACAAAGATTAGGATTGTTGATAATGGACAACAACAATATACCGATAGATTACAACCATATGTATATCATGTAACATCTAGAAACTTAGGTTGTGCCGGCGGATGGAATCTGATTTGTCAAATTGCGTTTGATCAAATGGGACTAACTAAAGTTATCATAAGCAACGAAGACAATTTGTATTCAGAAGAATATCTTGCAGCACTTATGCAACTTTGTACGCCAACTAATATTGCTGGCACTTATGATAGAGCATTTGAATTTTCTTTATTTTGTATACATCGAGATACATATAAAAAAGTTGGAATGTTTGATGAAAATGTAATAATGGCTGCTGGCGAAGATAATGATTACAAGTATCGTTGTCAATTACATGGAGTTACTGTGTCATCATTAAACATTAGTGCAGAATATAATGCATCTGAAACAGGCGGTGATTCAATTCCGGACATACGAGATGCAAATATTGAATATGTAGTAAACAAATGGAGCAATTATACTGACCCAATTGCACACAGTAATTCAATGTATACTAATAACCCAGAGTTGCATATTTCAGATAGATTACGAAATCAGTATAATTGTGAACAGTTTCCTAGTATTATTGAATTTAATTCCTTATAATAAAGTATGAAAGTAATCTATAGAATATCAGATGCTGGTTATAATAAAGTGAAACCAGATTATATTAACAACGAAACATGTTTAAAGAACTTTTGCAATGTATTTTTTGATCATATATATGATATATTGATTATAGCAGACAATTGCAGTACTACAACAATTGACATGATTAACAAATACATTGATCCGATCAACATAATTAAAGTGTCAGTTGGTAATGGTGCTGGCACATTTAACTTGGCATTGGATAATGCATTAACATATGCAGACGATGAAATTGTTTATTTTGTAGAAAATGATTATTTGCATAAACAAACGGCACCGGACGTATTGCAAGAAGGGTTTGACCTAGGAGCTTCATTTGTTGCATTGTATGATCACCCAGATAAATATTTAGATCCTAGTCTTGGAGGCAACCCATACTGTGAAGGCGGCGCTGAAGATACTCGTGTATACTTAACGAATTCATGCCATTGGAAAATTACTAATTCAACTACCATGACATTTGCTAGCAAAGTATCGACACTTAAACGCATTGAATCAACATTAAGGAAACATACCACAGGATCATATCCAGATGATTTTAAAATGTTTTTAGAATTAAGAGAACAAAATGAATTGTTAATAAGTTCTATTCCAGGTTATTCAACTCATGGTGAAACTAGATGGTTAGCTCCATTAACAGATTGGCAACAGCTATGATATCAGTAATAATTCCTACATATAAATCACCAGACGCATTAGATTTATGTTTGCGTTCTGCTATTACAGGTCAACGTGAAAAAAATCAAATTATAGTAGTAGTCGACGGGTTCTATGACTTGAATAAAGAAGTCTTAGAGCGATGGTCTAACTCAATTGATATCTTGAACTTAGAAACAAATCAAGGTCTTTGTAGGGGGACTAACCTAGGCGTATACAATGCTAAACATGATAGGATACTTATTGTGAATGATGATAATGTATTTCCTAGATTTTGGGATACCACTCTTTTACAAGAATGGGAAGATGGCGCAGTTATATCTCCAAATCAAATAGAACCAATTCCTAGCATGTTTCCTCAATTTATTATTGAAGATCTAGGAAGAGACCCGGCAACATTTGATCTCGAGAAATTTTGGTTGTTTGATTATCATTATGCATCAGGAGATAAAAAAGACGAAACAGGATCGACACTTCCTATTTGTATGTCTAAGATAGATTATCTTCGCATCGGCGGATGGGACGAAAATTATGAATTAGGTATGGTAGCAGATTGGGACTTCTTTTTAAAGTGTCAATTAGCAGGTTTGAAAATGATACGTAATTGGAATCTGCATTTCTATCATTTTGCTTCAATTTCTACAAATGGAGAAGTAAGGCAACAAGCAGAAAAATCCGGACATGAATATGCAAAATATAAATGGGGTAGCTATATTTATTCGCACTCAGAAACAAATAATAAATATATTGTGATTAACTAAAATCATGATTCATGTTATTTGATATTGTCCCATATTTATCTTAAAGGGCAATATGAACAATCTATTAAATGACGAGTCAGGCAACGCATCATCAAAACGAATATCCGGTTTACTATGTGTTATTTTTTTAAATGTTACATTGTTAGCTAATTCATTTTCACACGGCGACATAAAACCATCAGACATACTAGTGCAAACCGTTGGTATGTTGGCGTTTGGCTGTTTAGGATTAACAAGTTTAGACAAATACACAAAAAATAAGATTAACAAATAGTTTAGATGGATGATTTAGGAAAATTTATACCGTTATTTATTGGCGGAGGATGGATTGTATTAGTGATCGGAGCTGCAGGAATGTTGGCCCGAGTCGCTACAAGCAAAAATCCCGAAGAGAAAACAATCTTACAAATTATTAATAACATGGTCGCTGCCATGTTAGCATCTTTGATATCATGGTTTATCCTAGAACAGTTTGAAATTGCAGCTATATGGAAAGCATTAGTTTACGGTTTAGTAGGATTAAATTCTCCAGAATTATTATCTGGTATTATTAAAATATCAACCAAATTTTCAGAAAATCCAGGTGAATTTATTTCAAATGCGAGAGCAGGCAAGATTACATCAATAAAAAAAGCGCCAACTAGAACAACTAGAAAGCCTACAACAAGAAAAACAAAATGAAACAAACAACGTTAATGGTTATTTTAACTGGTATTATTATTGTTATAGCCAGTTTCGGAAAATATGTCGAGTCTAATATCACTACATCAGCAACAAGTATATTAGAGAATCGATTAAAGCCTGTCCCGGCGCTATCTCGCATTTTTGACTATTACGGCACGACTGTACAAGATGCAATAACAACTTCCAATATTAACATACAAAACATTCAACAGCATCGCGACGCTATACTTGAAGAGAAAATAAAAAGAGATACTTTATGGAATCAATACACCAACACATATTTAGTAGATTCGGAATCTAAAATGGTTGATAAAGTTAAAATTGAAATGAATGAATTGGATAATACTATTGATTTTATCCTAACATCACCCGATACAATAAAAGTAAAATCAATTATAACTTCAGATAGATTCAACGCTGATATGAATACAACCATGAATGATATAAATTGGCTACTTGATTTACAAACTCAAGTTGGACAAGAAGAGACAATGAAAATGATAGCGTTACTAGAAAGATTCTCTCATTTTATGGTTGGGGCAATTGCTTTAGCATTTATAATGCTTGGTTCTATAATATACCCAAAAATATTTAATAAAGAAAAATTACCTATTAAGCCAGTTAGAAGAACAAAAACAACACCGGCTAAAAAATCAACAACCCGCAAACCAGTTGCAAAAAAACCTGCAGCTAAACCTAGAAAAGCATAATGAAAAAACTAATCACAATCTTATTTTTATGTTTTAGCACAGTTGCTATTGCACAGGCATCCTACTACGTAATGGTTGCCCCAAATGTTGCATTTGATACAAAAGTTAGTGATCCAAAAAACTTATTGGGTGCTACTGTTGAGATAGGTAAATATTTTGGAGATATTGCTGTTGGTATTAATACTGGTCTATTTTCTTTAGACATAAAAGATTTGTATTCAGAGTTAATGATTACATCTCCTATATATGGCCCATTTTCAGTTTCTGTTGCTGGTGGTTGGTTTTTTTATAAAAAAGATATTACCATGGAATATGATATTAATTATAATTTTCCAAGAATAAAAGGATATACTCCAGTATTTTCATATTCTTTACAAACTGCGTTTGGCACTTCGTATAAATCATTTTCAATTGGCATTAACAAAGATTTTTAACAAAAAAATTAAAAAAGATATTTATAATAAATTAGAAACCAATTAAAAAGAAAGCACCAATAAAAAAATGAGCCTTAAGGAACAAAGATTACAAGAATTAACTAACATTGCTCCAACAGTATCAGTCAAAATGGATATGGAGTGGTTGAGTTCAACAACAAACACTGCAGACTTCCAGATTCGTTTAACGAGCACTAACACAACAGCCGTTAAATTAAATGCTTTAATTATTCGTGGTGTTCATTCGCCAAAGCTAACAACAGGAATTATAACCTGGAAAGCATTAAATGACAATACTCTTCCAGGATGGTTAGGTTGGCCACAAAAAGGAACCACCAATTTACCATATATCTCAGGACAGAGAAAATTAAATTTCTCTTCTGCAACAAACATCTTTACCAATGAAACAGCTCCTATTATACCAACTGGCACAGGAGTAGTAGTTGGAACCTTTA